CTTCTGGGCTATAGTAAAAACCAACTCCTGCACCATCAGTAGGCAGAGAAAAATGAGAACCGTAGTCTGGATTCATCGTATAAATAACATCTTCAAAATATGGCAGAGGAATATCTTCGGGGTCTATAACATCGTGCCATCTCTCGTAGATGTTCAGATAGTTTGTGGTCTTGCTGATGATGTTCTTCCACATAATGTAGAGAGAAGCATAAGTCCCCTTTCTCTTCAACAGACCGGGAAGACCGTCTACATATAGTCTCTGCTTTGCGACATCAAGACCTTCTGGAATAATCATGTTATACATATTTGCGATGTAATAAATGTAATTGTCTTCCACTTCTCTTGGGTCTGATTGTGTCCAGACGTTCTTGATACGGTTATATGGTTCCTGATAAACTCTGTCAAAAAAGACAGAGAGAAACTCGACCATATTATCGGTTCGATTGTTCGCAGGTAATGCATTGACAACATAGTCTTTCATACCATCGAACACGACACAGAAATTGCCGTATTCAGTAGGATAGATTTTACCGAAGTAGAGAAAAACTTTGTTTGTGTTGACGAAATGTTCCCACTCTGGATGATTGTCTACAAATTCGTGAAACAAAACATCCTTTCGGAAGTAACACTCATAACCCGAATACCCGTCCAAGTCATACCAAGTAATGTCAGACTGACGATAGGTGTTCGTGGGCATATGAAAGTTGAAATAATTTCCCTCTGGTTGACCATCAAGAGGAACGCCTCTTATTCTCTTGAAACCGTCTTCTGCCTTGAGAAAGATGTCTATACCACTTCCGAATCTCGCAGCCATTGTTCTACAAGGCCCTCTCAAAATTCCTTTCTTTGGACGAGTAGCATTGACAGGTGCAATCTTCTTTACAAAATCAGACAGAATAAAATAAGGGGAATCTGAAAATTTACCCATTTCTAAAATTCCTCAAAGAATGTCGTATTCTCAATATCCAACATCGGGAACTGATTGAATCCCAGCTCTATCTTTCTCAGCTTGTTCTCGTCGTCTGCATATGTGGATGCAGGAGCCGTATATTGTGGATAATTTCCGATGCTGTTCGGCTCATATACAGTATGTGTAGGAACATCAATATCACGAATAATCAGATTTTGTATTCCCTTCACCGCTGGCCAGCTCTCATTATCAATGGAAACCTTGGTTGAGTCCATAATGTACTCCTGAATCTCAAGGAACGAAATGACATCGTTGAACTCCCGTTGTGCGGCGCTGAAGTAATAAATCAACTTGTCTCTCACAGCATTTACAACAGCGGTATATGAGTAGGTTCTTTTTACTTTGATACCAATGTCGAACCTGAAGTAAACCAAGTCCGGTAGGTCATACTGTTCGTATGCACTCAACATTTTTCTCGGCTCAAGGAAATAGGAAATGTCTTCCTTCCATATTGGACTGTAGGCAATAGGAATCAAGTATCCAGCAGACGATGCAGATGTCTCGATTGTTCCTGTTCCCCACTCGTCAGGAATAAGGGAAATATGAACCTTGTTGTATTCCTGAACACTACCGGACGGTGCGATGTCCTGCTCGCCCCAAACGTTTGCGACCACGATATCAGACCTCGACTCAAGATGTGATATGTAGTCAACCTTTGTAACGTTTCGATATTGGGAATGAAGAACACCTGTCGATGCGGCCTTGATTTCATCAATATTCTCCGGTAGGGAAGAGCTTGTGGTTGCCTTGGGGTTCGTCACGGTTATATAATTGTTGTCAAGATATCTTTCCGTAGTGTCGTTGTAAATAAACTCATCTTCCGGTTTCGTAATCGTATTGGAACCTGCTGCGCCATCCGGTCCTTCCGATACTAACATAGTAATACTAATTGTGTCGGTTGGACCCGGAACATTTCTCATTGGGGAAAATTCGATGATATACTTCTGATACTTGTCGTATCTCAACATAAAAACATTGTCGTTTTCTCTCAAACCGGAAATCTCATCGTAGAAGTCTCCAACTCTCTCCCAAAACTCGTCGTTGACTGCCAGTCGAATGGAAGGAGATTCGTTTTCGTCAATACTGTCGTCGTAGTCAAAATTCTCAAATGGAAGATAAAGAATATTATCAACCAAGTCAGAACCCTTATATGTATAGTTGACAACCCTTCCCTGTCTCACCGGAACCGTAATCTCATACGGTGAGGTAAAGGGTGATGGAATATTGTAGACATGTGGAGTGACGACTGCAAATCGAAGAACGTTTCCATCCTTGTCCTTCAATGTCGGACATTGTATCGTTTTCCAAGCATCAAGGCGAATTTGGTCACCCGCAGAAATTCCGGCGGCAGAGTCGATGGAAATGGTGACCTCTGTTTTTGCAGAACGATATCCCTGTGGATTGTATCCTCTCAATCTCGACAACATATGAACGGTTTCGTAAATGTCCGCAGTGTCAATATACTGGTTCTTTGCAATCTTGTTCAGATAGTATGTTGTCAGAGCGCCGAGATAGGAAATCAATTCGATGAGAAGAGTGATGTTTGCTCCCTCATAATTGTAGTCCTTGAATATCTCGCTCTTTTGGAGTTCTTCCTGCAACCTTCTTTTCATCGTTGCATAGTCTATATCCAAATATTGAGGAACCAAATTGTCTGCCATATTCTACCTCTTACAATCGTTTCAATATCAATCTTATGTTATCCTGTCCGCCGGGACCGAATCCCTTGATGCGGTATACCATATCAACTTCATACTGCTGTGCGTCATAGTTGACGGTCATATCAATTCCAAGAATCTCGATTCGATTATCCCAAAATTGAATGGCTGCAAGAATGTCGTTGGCAATTCTGCGAGCCGTGATTTCATCCATCGGTTCAAACAACATTTCTTCGATGGTTCCACCAAACTCCGGCAGCATCCTTCGACTTCCTTTTCGAGTCGTCAGAATATTCTGAAGAGAGTTCTTGACCGCTTCCAGCTCTGTGTCAAGAGTTATATCTCCATCCTGCTGTCTTTCCAATTTACCATCGAAATCGGAATATATGTATTTCTTAGCCATTTACCAATCGTATCCTTTGTCTATCAGCTCTGTAAACTTTACCACAGCTTCCTCGAATTTACTCTTATTTGCTTCGATGATATTCTTTCCCTGTGTCATCTTGCTTATCATATCGTTGATACCATATGTCCCCTCAAGACCAAGAGGCTTGTTGAGAAAGTCAAATGAAAAATCAAACTGTCCCATCGCCATCGTCAATGTATCAACGGCTTCCGGTAGAGCCGTAACTATCTCATCCCATCCCTCTCCAAGATATTCGAGAATAACACTTCCGCCCGGTTCATCCAAGATTCGAAAGTCAGTCAGATTTGTTGTTCCAAAACCTCCGAAGGTTTCAATAACACAATCTGGATTTTCTGTTTCGAAATACTCCTTAAATGAATCCAATATATCTTCTGCAGTATCTTTCATTTTCGACAGGATATTGTCGAATACTTCCTTCTTCTCTGTCAGAGCAGATATCTGCTCACCCATTTGTGTTACCGTGTTTTCCAACTGCTCTATCTGTGTTGGAAATGTTGCTAACATATCTGACAAGTTCATAATCCACTCCTATCCAGAAAACACATTACTTGAACCCATTATCAGGGTTCCCGTGTATGTTCCAACAAAAGAATCTCCAAGCCTAGCCACATTTACGCCGTTTCTAAACACATTTCCAGAACCACTTACGATTATTCCAACATGACCACAAAAAGACAATACTGTATCGCCAACTCCTGCTACGCCTAACCCGTTACAGAATACATTTCCACTTGATGATATAATCAACCCACCTGTAGAGATGGGAGTGGTATGTCCCGTGCATGTTCCGAATCCTTGGTCTGTCATTCTACATAGATTTGGCATATTATGTATTCAAGTTTATCGGGTTTCCCTTTACATTACAGGCTCCACTCACATTTATTGTTGCAGAGCCGGAAACCGTGATGTTATAATTTCCAGAAATTGTCAAGGTAGAATTTCCACCTACAGTCTCCGATTTGTCACTACCAATATTTATCGTTTCTTTCTCCGATAGTTCCTTGTTTTCGTTCTTCACGCCAGTGATATTGATATTTCCGTCCTTGTCTATAACCATCTCCGTTCCGGTGTTATGATACACTCTTATTCTTTTGTTCGAAGGCGTAGAGTCAATCTCTATAATGTGTCCGCCGTGAACATGAAGAACTATATTGTGTGGATATTCACCCGATTGTGTATCGAAATCGGGAGTTCCACCTTGTATCGCCGGTGCGGAAGCAAAATATCTCGGCTGCATTGGATTTCCAGCTTCGAAAAAACAGAAAACGTGAGAACCAACCAAAGGAACACACCAGAGGCCGAATTTGTTCGTGGAACCTTCTATCAATCCTAACACCGGCTGTGCCCACGGTAAACCGTCTGTCGATATTCCATCGGTAGCTTCTACTGTTTGGCTCTGTGAGTGAATCTGAAATATCCTGACCTTACATCGACCCGCCTTCAAGGGATCGTTGTTGTCTTCCACGACTCCTCTGTAAATACCGTTGAGCTTCTCCTGTGGAAGCCCCATGTCAGACATTGGTGACTTCAGCATTATGACTTTCCTATTCTCCTCACATTCGTTTCTCTACTGAACTTTGTAGCTTTCACCAAGTTTCTTGCATCACTTTCAGAGTAAGCATTTCTCATAAACACGACTTTCTGCCGATATGTCGGAGAAGACTTACTACTGAATTGATGTGTTATCTGTTTTATCAGATATTTTCCTTCCATCGACTTGTTTATATATTCAGACCTTTCAGAACTCAACCATTGAACTTCTACCATACCACCACACTGTCTTCTTTCGTGACCCTGCAATAGAGATATCAGAGCCATCTGAACCGAATACCGTTTGATGAACTCGCTGTAAAAGATGTTGTCCATCATCTTTTCATCTTCCTCTCCGGTATAGATGAACTTTGTCGTATTGGAACTGATGTCTGGAAACAATGTTCTGTTTCCCACCAGAGTGAATTTCTGAATGGTATCCGCATAGGTATATGTTTTCTTGATGAGACTCTTCGTGAAGAAGTCAAATCCCATACGGGTTCCGCCTCTCAAGGTCTGTAGAGCCTGACTGTCAACGGAACTGATTTGCCAATTCAGAAAAGTATTGATGTATCCCGGTTCATCTATCGAAGTGAAACGGTAGTAGAGAGGCTTCTTCTTGTCACTCATTTCTATCTTTGTATTCTGGAACAATTTTTCCAGAGTTACGAAGTTACATCCATCCCGATTCATATAAAACACATATCCCGGCCTGTTTGTCTCCGCACCGGATGCTCTTTGTGACAACCATCGAATCGCCTCTCCCGGTGTCCAGTATGGCATGTAGAAGTCTATCTTTTCATTCGAAGGTTCGAACTGGACAAAACTCTTGACTCCCATCATATGAGTCGCAATATCTTTCACAATATCAGAGATAAGAGTATTTTTCCATCCCTTACTGTATCGGAACTGGGAGTGTTTTCTGAAAGTGGGGTCTGAAATATACATTTCGATGATGTTCTGACCGGAAGACACTGCCTGTGAAAACTGTTCGATGTTTTCTACACTAAAAATATCGAAAATGACTTCTTCTTCTTTTTCTTCTCCGAATTTTATCGCAATATATTCATTTCCTGTAAACGGTAAGAACTCAATCATACCCATCGTGTCGATAAAGGTCAGCTTGCCCACCATTGAGATTGCATAGATATCTTCGATAAAATATAATTCGACAATATCCCTGTTGTCCAATCGGACAGGCACAAGGTCACCACCCTTGACTTTCGGGACGAAAATAAAAACACTAAACTTCCCTTGTGAACCAGTATAATTGGAGTTCTCTTCTGACATTACATCTCCGAAATGTTCCTAATTTCCTTTATCAACTGTCCAACATAGACGGGGTTCAAAACCAGAATGTTTTTACCCGGCTCACTCTCCTCAAACGGATTGATGACATTGTTCGACATACAGACAACCCACCAGAGAGCAACCGTCTGATAGAGCTTCCATGCAACCGTTTCCCACCAATCCTCATTCTCCATTTCATAGGTCTGGAAATATGCAGTATCGACCAATGTATCTGTGAAAACAGTATATGACCGGAATATGTTCATAAACTTCGTCCCGTCGTCTTCTTCCATAATAGGAAACATCTTCAATAACGATACGGAACTCAATCTATATCCCGTCAACTCAAGATAATCTTCTTCAACTCTTCTTGTCGGCATTTTATCCACCTACAGACTTGATTTTGATGACATCATCGGCCATAAACAGTTTATCGTAAAGAGGACTCAAATCCGTAACACCTAAAAACAGCTCACACTGGCAAGGAACGCCGGCCAGAT